AGGTATAGTAAAGTTTATTGTTCATTTATCGGGAATTGTGTTGTTCCCGGATAAATATCAAAGAGCCTCTAAAGATGAATACGTATTCCCTCGTTTTATTTTTATAGGGAAATCAGACGAAACTATTTCTCTTATCGCCTGAAGGGTTTCTTTCCCATCCTCAATCGCAAAATCTATCAATATAGAGTCATACACATATAGAATAATTTTGCTTTTTTTACCCTCAAGCATCTGGTATAATCTTGACAACATTGTAAAGTTATACTCCGTTTCGAATGCCTGGATATAGTAATTAAATAGCTTTTGTGGGGTCATATTTTTGTAGTTGTCTTTTAAAAGCCTGCGCCTCGCAATTACAGTTTTAACGTATCCTTTAGTGTTGAATTCGTTCCACAGTGTGTTTATGAATTGTTGTGCTTTATTGAAATACTCATGTTTGAGGTATTTTTTGTTTATACCTCCATACATTTGTTGGAACGTTAATTCCTTACTTCGTTTGTACATTTCGGCATCTACCTCATCCGTTTCGAAGTACATTTTTGCCATTTGTGTGTGAACAGATTCGCTTTTATCTAATTCACCACCTGATAAACGCGCTATGATTCGTGGGTGGTAACCCTCAAAATCCATTTCGATAAGCATATCGTTGTCTGCCTCAAAACCATCTCGCTCACCAGTGTCGTGCTTTAGAGCTGAGAAATTAACGCTATTAAAGTTGTTTGTAGGGCGTCCTGTTGTTGTGCAAAAATTATACCATCCGTAAATTTTACCCTCATCAATGTTAAATTTTTCATTTATGTCAAAGTGTTTATTGAATGTATCGTTAATTTTAAAACCCTCACTTACCATTTTTGCTAACGTAGGTGTGAGTATTTCGTTGTACCACTTATTTGATTCTTCACTTTTATAATTAAGTACATACGGGTAAATCGCATTAAATTCCTCCTCCAGCGCCTCGTAGTGCTTCGCAAGTGGAATGATTTTATTCACGTTATTCGCGCCGTATTTGCGCTCATAGAACGTGTGAGTGCCCGTTTTTGGTAGTGAAGCTAGTGGTTCGTTTTTTACTAAGTAGTATATGCTTTGTATATCCGTATAAGGGAGTGATGGAATGTGTAGTAAGGCTTTAATTTTTTCTTTTACGAATATATTCGTATAAGATTCTAGGTGTTTTAATGGTAACTCAAGCTCAAATGCCTCTGGGTGATCCAAATTAATGATGAAACCCTTCTCCTTACTAAAAGAATAGATATAAAGAGCACACAGTGATTGTAATTTGGGGTGCACCTCATCGTTGTTTGTAATAAATTGAAGGTAGCATTCGCTACCCTCGTTTTTAAAGAACCGTTCTAATTGGTCTTGTGTTTCTATGAGGTAGTACATACCCCAAATATACAAAAATTACTCTAAAGATCCAAATTCCGTTAGGTTAACAAATAACTTCCTTAAGTTGGGGTATGTTTGCTCGAGCCTGAGTAAGTTAGCTCCATTGATTTGGGCAGTGTCTCCTTTGAGGGCCCATCTAATTTGTCCTTCTCGGTATAGAGACCTATCAATCCTATCACCGGTGCGTATATCGGAATGGGTTTTTTCATCTACTTCAAAATATCTTCCAGTTTGGATACGTTGACCAAAATAACGTACCATTGAACCATTTATATAATCTTCTTCTGTGGGGAACACTTTTGAAGCCACTGGTGTGGTGTACTTTTTTTCTTGCTCAACATATTTTTTATTTAAAACCCCAAATATAGCGTTTTGACGAGTGTTGGGGATGTTAGTGGTTGGGGGAATAAATGGTTTTAGTTCTTCAGTAATTAGTTGAGGGTCTGTCCCCGCATAATAAACGTTGTTTGGTAGTTCTAGATAATGGCCTATGTAAAGTTCCCCAGTGGATTCTATAATATATTCTCCACCGTTAGTGTACTTTTTTTTATATTTGTTTTTAGGTAAATAAGCCATTATTGAACTGTTATTTCAGCTGCTGTAAATACGTTATTTAGATAAACATTAACTGTATCAGGCGACAAGCGGGGTTGTTCTAGAGGTACAGTATAATTTTGTCCATTTATGTTTATAGGTATTGCTTTGTTTCCTTCTTCTGTTATCCATCTAGTTCTGAAAGTAGTATTAGTTACTTCTCCAGTTGAGCGGTTTACTCCAAAGAAATCTGCTCCAAAGGCTTCCTCAAATTGTGGTCTTAGTTCTTCCCACTCGTCTACTAAAGTGGTTAGCTCTACATTAAGTTGGTTAATTTGACCAGCAAATACATTAGTTCCAGATCCAAACGTTTCTGATACTAAGAAGTCACGGGTCCATGCTTTAGCGAAGAATCTTCTATTTAAATCTAAGTATTCTGGGAATAACTGATCTTGAAGTTCTTGTTGTGATGCCTCAAAAGTTTCTACTTCATTTACATCTTCGGCTAATTCAGTATTTTGTTCAATATTGTTGAGTTCTACTAGAGTTTTATTGTCTGAAGTACCTTGAGTTTCCCTAAATTTATGTTTATTAGTTCCCGAGGGGAATAAAACTATTTGTCCCCTAATATTAATTGTCCAATCCTGACCAGCAGTTATGTTTTGTTCTTCACCCAAAACTACAAACCCCACTCTACGTTGTCTATAGGCTCGTGGTAAACGGCTTTCATCTACTCTAAATACATTACCAATTACAATACCCGAAATTCCATCTATTACAAGATTAAGATTAATGGGAATAATTGATTGATTTTTAAGGTACCCCGATGTGCTACTTTCTAGGTAATTTTCTAAGCTTTGAGCCTCTTTAATTATGGTTTTTATGTTAGCAAATCTAGATTCATAATCGTCATCTTCTTGGGCATCTATAAGGTTAAAGAATAAATTATTATATTCAAATATCTCTTGTTGTAGTTCAGCTAGCCTGTCTTTTTTTTCTTGGCGTGTATTTTGTATACTTGCGTAAGAGGAAGCTTCTTTTTCCGAGAATTTTTCACTAAGTGAATGTAATCTGCTTTTTATAGAACGGTTAAATGCTGCAAAAGTTACAGAATCTATATCATCGGCTGTTGCTCCTGCTTGAGCGTTAATTGCTATTGTAGCCTTTAATGCGTTGGGGATTTGAGTGTCATATTTAAACTCCCTAACTATAGTATCATTACTGTGTACATTAAATTTGAATAATGTGTCGAAATCTATTTCTCTTATATCATCTGTGGTTATAGGTAAATCTATAACTTGAATGATGTCAGTGTATTCAGTATCTACTCTTAAACCAAAGTTATGCATAGGGCATTGGTTGTTAATACCATCCCATATTGCTTTCAAAAACTCTCCCAAGGTAGCGTCTTTGTTATTTTTGAAGATTTTTTCAAAAGTTTCAACTAAAAAATTAACCCCTATAAAAATATTTCCTATTCTTCTGTCAGCTACTTCTGAAGTAATGTTTAGGTTAGAAAGGCCTGTTTCAAATGTTTGGCTTTCTGCTGTAAAAACATTTTTAAACCATTCCCACCCCAAAAAAGGATAGTTAAAGTCATGGTGGGCTATCCGGTTTGTTTTTAATTTTAGATCATCATTTTGAAAATTATTAAACTGGTGTGGTAAAATACAAACACTAGGGCTACAACTAACATCCATAATAGCATCGTTGCTATCAGTATATTTAGCATACAAGATAGGATCTAACGCAGGGGCACCATTGGAATTAGTTCGATATAAATTAGTTTCTATGCGGATAGGTTTTTGGTTCTTTTCATTTGATGGGATAACATATTCATTAAGTAACAAAGCTAAAGCATCCCAACGGATAAATCCTTTTTTGGTTTGGATTTTGTCTTCACTATTTGTAAGAACTTTATCCTTTTCTATAAAACATTGGTCTGATACATCGCCTAAAAAACTAGTTATTTTATCCCTAGAAAATTCAATTCTTTCTCTAATTTTTCGATTATTTTCTAGTATTTTAGCTGTTGCTGTGGTGTTCCCACCATCTTTAAGAGAAACGGCTCTTTGGCCTCCTCCTTGTTCTCCTTCAGATTCTTTAGGACTTGTAGTATTAAATATATCCTGTATTAAAACACCTAAGCTGCTTCTGTAGATGATTTTTTCTTTTTCGGTTTCGTCTAATTCGCTGAAGTTGGAAGTATCTATGCTACTAAAACCAACGCTAGGGACTTTTAAGCTATCTATAACTTCACCCATTGAGATTAACTCTGTGGTGCAGTTGAAACCACCGTCTGCTCTGGCTGTATAACTGAAGTTGGTTACAAAGCCAACAAATCCATCG